AGCTCCGCCGTGGTAGGCTTCGACCTGGCAAAGCGTCGCGTGCATCTTGTCGGGGTCCACGATCCAGAGGGGAAACTTAAGTCGGATTTTCGAGATCATGGTTTGCCCCTCCGCGTCGCAATCAAAGCTCCCGTCTCGAAAAAATCCCATGTCCAAGCGCCGCCGTGCCGAAGCATAAACGAAAAGGAAAACTCATACGCTTCATGCCAGGTGAATAGCCGCTTGAAGCGTATCCGCGAGATCATGCCGCTTCCTCCAAAGCTGAATCGTCCAGGACGGCGACCTCGACGCAAAAACAACCAGGATGGAATGGGTAGCCTTCATCGCCAGACGGATAGGGCTCGTCCATCGGTATCACGCCAGCGGCGGCGTTGTCGTCGCAAACGTCCTCGATTTCATGGTCCGCCGACAGAATCGAGTAGCGGCCTTTGATCCGTCCGCTCGTCGCCCAGCCAATCTGATTCCCGGCGCTGTGCGCGAATCCTAGTTCCGTCTGCGCTATCAGGTCCGCGCGGTCCTTGCCGATGACGTCGCCAGTAATTCGCTTCGCCAGTTTATCCTTCGACCAACCTTCTTTCAACGCCTGATTAATTTTTCCCCGCAGCATGTCGCGGGTCGAATCCTCGATGACCCATTTCGAATCTGGATTGTTGACCAGCTCCCCGTCGATCCATTTCTTGCCCACCATCGAGGCCGCTTTATTTTCGGCCCACGCGATAGCTTTTTTGTCCGACTGCTTGAGCAGGTCCGCCAGGTTGCCGCGAACCTTCGCGACAGCTGATACCTGATGCAGGGCTTGCGCGGCGGACGCGGTAGCCATTTCAACGTACAGCGGCCCTAGCTCGTTGGGCAACTCATTCAAGAACGCCAGATCGAGGCCGTCCGCTATATTTTCGTCGTTGTCCACCTTGACCACTTCGGCCTTGCCCACCTTGGCCCATATTGCGCTGATCAAACTGTCCGCGTTCGCGTCGAAAACTTTTAGTAGTTTAGTTTTGAACTTTTTTTTTGACTCGCGGCGTTGGGCATCGGCAAACGCGCTAAGTGCCCCTTGGGAAGCGCGGCCTTGGACGCCTTGCCCAAGTCAGGGCCTTCGTTGCTGTGGGCAGGCGTAGGCTCGGCTGTGGGCTCCGGCTCGGCCCCTGCGGCTGGTCCGGCTTGCGGCGGGACGCCCCCGTTGGCAAGCCATGCCTCGACGCTGATGGGGCCAGCGGGCGTTTTAAAAACATAGCCTACGCCGATGGCGTCTTTGCCTTTGGCCTCAAGGAAATCGTCAACGCTCAAACAGCCGTGATCGATTTCGTCCATCGCAATTTTGGACGCTGTGCCGGGGTCGATCTCATCGTCCGTGTTGAATTTGAATTGGAGATCAGGGCGGCGGTAACACTTGGCTAGGATGTAAGTCCAAAGCTCCTCGATGTAGGCCATGAGCGGCTCAAGGCCCTCGGTGGCGGCGGCGGCGGACGCGGTGAATGCTGTGGCGCGATTCATCTCCTTCACGAAGCCCGACGGGCTGATGCCGAAGCAAAAACAGATCAGGCGCGCCATCCATTCGTCGAACTCATTTTTAAGCGGGTCTGCCGTGTACGGGTGAAGCTGGGTTCCGTGTGGGACCACGGACATGCGCGAACGCTTTTTCAAGTCGCCGGAATATTTGCTGTCAAAATAATCCTGATACTCAAAAATCTGCTCCGGCGTCCAGCCCTCTTGCGCCTCCATCAGCGCGGCTGGCATATTGCCCTCGGTGAAAGCGTAGAGCTGTTGCATCTCCCGGCGCAACGCAATGTTGATCAAAATATAAAGTTGCTCCACCTTGGAGAATCCGAACATGCGCGAGAAACGAAGATTCCAGGGACGATAAATTAAATCGTCTTTGCTGAAATCACAGAAGGGGACGCCCTTGATGACTTGCTGGTAGGCTGTGTTAGGCGGCTCCGGTGTGCGACCGCGTTCGTCGATTTTAAGTTGAATCGTTTCCCCGGCGATTCCATAGAATCCGTAGACGGCCGTCTCGGGCTTGGCCGGATCAAATGTCCCCTCGGGCCGATAGACCGGCTCAAGTCCAAGCGCGTCCTTGACTAGGACTTCCTCAAGCATGGCGCGCTGGAACGTTGAAAAATTGTGCTCGTTGTCGGGGTACTGAAGTTGACCTTGGATATACTGTGCACCTTCGTCCTCGTTCACGTCCTTGTCTGATTTATCGTCGCGGTACTGGATGGACCATTTCAGCTTTGCCATTTGATCCTTGCGCCGCTCAATGACCATGCGCGTCAGATCGGAGCTGTCCGCCAGGGCCATCAACTCCTCGAATTTAATCGCCATGCCGCTGCGCGGGGCAATGTCGATATTGAAGGTGATGGGATAATCCATTTGCCGGGGTGGGGTGCCCCCCGGGGCGATGGGATTATTTGGCGCGCCAGGCGTCCACAGTCCGCCGGTGATGAAGCCGTTGACCGCGCCGGTTAATCGCTGAAATAAATTCGGCGGAGCGACTACGCTTTTGTTCTGCTCCTGCGGCTGGAAGTTTTGCCGCTTGACCGCTTCGGTCAAGTCGCGTTGCGTCGGCTGGAATTTGTAGTTATCTGGCATGGGTGCCTTCCTTTGCGGTTTTCGCGGCGGAGTCTTTTAAAGCGTCCTGTTGCTTGATCCAGCGTACATAGTCCAGTGCGGCGTCACGGCCGCCCATAAGTTCCGTCATTGCCCAGACGTGCGCGTCCATGCGGTTTGGACTTGGCGCTTTTGGATCGTCGGGGTCGAAGCCGACAAGCTCATCCTCAAGCTCGGGCTTTGCGCCGACGTGGAATACTAACCCTTTTTCGTACAGGGCCGCAATAGGTTCCGCGCGGATGGCTTTCCCTCTGGACGCGGTGACGAGTTTCACATTGGCGTAGGCGTCCACATTTCGAATGGTTGATTCAACCATGTCGCCGCCGAAATTTTTCTCCGCCGCGATAATATCCGCCCTGGGTTCATCGTGGTAAGTGTCCACCGTTCGCTTGCCCCAGCCAGCCGGTGTCAGGCTACAGCTCGCGTCCGTGAAACAATAAAATTTAGCGTCAGAGCCTTTGCCGTCTTTGACGATGCCCTGCATATCGTGATTCTTGCCAGCGCCGCCGCTGGGGTCACAGCCCACGGCCATGCGGATAATTTTAGGCACGTCCTTGGGGTCGATCCACTTGTACCATTCGCGCTTGAATAGCTTCCCGGCTTTGCGTACTTTCCAATTTCCATCACGCAAGCGCGCCTGCTCGTGCGCCGATTGCAAATCGAGATTGGCGATGTAATCAGGATCGGCGGCAATGCCGATAGGGTTGTCTTCAAACTTCGACGGGATGAAAGTCACCGTCTTAAACCGGCGCGGCTTCCCCTGTGAATCCGTCCGGCTGATATTGTACTTGGTGAATAATTCTTCGGCGTCCGCGCCGGTCACGAATTTATCCTGGTACGTCGCCAGATAGCGGATAACGCCGCTGCGTTCCTTGAGCGCAAATCCATCATCGCCGATGTACCAGCCGATTATTTCCAGGATCCAACTCGTCGGGTCAGGATTGCAAGTCGCGCGGCAATACGGTTTGACGCCGCACGTTGAACGGTTGCGCGTCAGCAGGTAGCGGAACTGTTCGCGGGTGAAATGCTGAAGCTCGTCAAAACCCAGCATTGGAATCTGTGGACCGTCCCAAGTTTTAATGTCCGATTCATATTCAAGATGGGCGAACGTCACATCGCTGACGGGGAACTGCCACTTGTGCCGTGTCTGAATCGGAACGGCTTGCGGTATCTGTCCGTAAATTTGCGCTGCCGTGTCCCAGAGTCCACCCTTGTTAAATACCTGCTTCATGGTCCGACGAAATATCACAGCACCGAAATTTTTCACATTGACGTAGTGGAGCGGCTCAAGCAAAAGCGCAAAAGATTTTCCGCCGTATGCCGCGCCGCCAAAGATTGCGACGTCCGCCGCAGTCGTTAAAAAATCAGTTTGTGGACCGGCCTGGGGGGCGAGGTCCATCAGTCATTCTCGGATGGTTCACCTGTGGCGGCGACTTGGATCATGCGGCCATTGTCCGGCAGGGTGATATTCACCGGGATCACCGTCAGATTGTTCTGCGTATTATTTTGCGTTACTTCGATCAGCGCGCCGCGTTCGCCGATGCCTGCCCTCTTTAGGATTTCAATAGCGGCTCTTATTTGCACTTCCTCGTCAGATGACTTCAGAAGCTCGCTCAATTTATCTGCGGCCAAGGGGGTAAGACGTGCAATCTTTTTTTTAGCTCGTGCAATGTGGCCTTCAGATTCTTCTTTTTCAAGCTCCGCAATTTTTCTGGAAGTGCGGGTGTAGTTTAGATTTTTATGCTCACAAAAAACTTTTAGCGTCCCGCCGAAATTCTCAAATTCGTCGCGCGTCTCCTTGACGAAGGCCGGAGTGTAGGACTCGTTCACGACGCGGCCTCACGCCACTTTCGCCGGTTGGTAGTACGGCTTACCAGTCTCGACGTCGGCGCGGTAGCAATGGTACACCGGCTTGATATTCCCGGCCAGGTATTGCGTCGGATGGTCGGCCAGCTTCAGCGCGTCCACGCTGGCAATATGCACATCCTGGTAGTGATACCGATTGACGCCGCCCTTGGGCGCGTTGAACAGAACTTGGAGTTCGCAGCGGCCCAGGATGCCGACGGGAATTGTGCGGATGGACCGGATATTGTGCTGTCCATCGGTCAAGAGTTCAAAGCCTTCGTGGAGGCTGTCGGCTTTGAAAGTGATCTCGTTGGTAAGCGTCATGGTCTGCTCCGGCTGATGTGATTCTTGGACGCTATCACGTTTGCGGATTTGTTGTCAAGTCCTCTCTGCGAAGTAAAAGTATTCGCGCGCGCAGGGGAGGGGATAGCGGACTAGGTTGATCAGCTATTCCAGTTCCATCCGTTGTCATAGTTCTGTTTGGCGAAGGCGCGTTCAAGGTTCGCCAGCGCAGCGGCGGAGTCTCCACCAGGTGTCCGCCTTTTTTCGTGCCACTCGAAATCTTGCAGAACGCGGGTACGTTGCGCGAGCCCGGGAATGACGCGCTGTTCGGCGAAGTCGCGCACTTGCCAATAGGCCGCGTCAAAATTGTCGGGCCGATTTCCACCCACCCAAAATGTCGGGCAATAGATCGCGTAATCGCGGCAAGCGATTCCGGCCGGGTAAGCGTTCGCGTCGAAGTCGAGCCACCTTTGCAGGTCATCGTATCCCCCGGCGCAAACAAGCCAAGCGCCTAGTCCGCGCTTTTGAGCCGTAAATAATTCCCCCCGCGTGAAAGTCTGATAGTCCACTTTGTAGCTGTGCTTCGCGGCGGCAATGTGCGCGGCCAATGTTGGCCCGGCGGTGCCGCTGATGAAATCTTGCAGAATATTATTTTCTTCGATTTTCATTTTGCCTCCTGTTCGCGTTCCCATTCCAGGGTATTCAAAACTCTGGAAGCGCGTTGTGTGCTCGTTTCGTCCGGCGGCGCGATATCGCAGGCCCGTAGGATTCTAGGATTTAAAAACGTCGGCTCTTTTCTAAGGTTCGCTCCCTTGGCCGCAACGAAGCATCCGCGAAAGCGTTCCAGCACGCGGACGTCGATGACCTTCGACGCTTCTTTGATTCCGGCACTCCCCGACAAATCCAAGTTGGCCGTCAGGATCGTCGGGTGTCCCGCGTTGATACGCAAGTTCACCAGGTCGGCCAGTGCGCTGCGCTCAATATCGTTTTCTGTTTTGCCTACTTCGTCGATGCACAGCAAGGTCGGCGAAATCAAAGCATCAAAGATTTTCTCTTGAGTGACTTCGGCATCCTTGCGCCATGAGCTGCGCAAGCGAATCATAAAGCCCGCGAAATCCTCAAAGCGAATGCCCCATCCTTCGATCCGCCAAAATTCGAGGACGGCGCAAGCCGTGGAAGTCTTGCAGGTGCCGGGAGGTCCGTAAAGAAAAACTCCATTTCGCCAGTGGCCCGCTGGTGGAATTAATTTCAAAACTTCGTCGCGCGTTTCGATGGCTTGGGCCGGGACCGCTTTTGAGTTCCACCAGGCAGGGAGCATTTTAGAAGTCCACGAGAGGCGGTGAGTGATACGTACTTTTTTTCCCTGACTCTTTTTTTCTAGGTGGTGCAGCGTATTTGCTTGGGTTGCTCACGAGCGCGCCGAGGTCAGCGGAGAAAAATTCATCGCGAACCATGTTGGCCCAATACCCGGCAAGGGTCACAGGTCCAAAAATTTCCAAGGCATCGAAAAGTTTTTTTGGGAACCATTTCAGAGCTGGCCAGGCCAGGGGTCCAGGATGCTTTGTGTCCCAGGTCTGTTTTGCGAGATCCCAGAAAGCATCTTGAGCCGGATGCTTGGCGGGGAGCTTAGACGCCGAAGGCGGCTTAGTCTTTTGATCTTTCTCTTGTTCTGTATTGTCCTCTAATCTAATCTTATCTAGTCGCGTTACTTTTGCGTGCGGGACGCGTTTAGCACGCGTGCGGGACGCGTCCTTTTTGAGTTCCCTTAAGCGCATAGATTCCCTTAAAAAATAACCGTTTTCCTCAATCCAATCATGGGACCGAAAGCCGGTTTTAGTCTTTTCGATGAAGCCTGACCCTAAAAGTGCGTCCCATATTTTTTGTGGTTCGCCGCGCCACTCGCACGCACGCGCCACATCGATGGGTCTGAAATTTGAAACATCACCATTGGGGGCAAACTCGCAAACATGGCAGAACCAAAGGAATAAATAATGGAGCCCTCGATCCTCGCATAAAAGCTCCTCAAACCTAAACCGTTTGGAGTGCCTTGCCAGGTCCACTCGCGACTTGAACCACTTCATTTCGATCCCAAAAAAATCGGCCCTCACAGCCCCCCCGAACCTTTGCAGGTTCGTCTGGAAGACCAAGCGGCGGCGGCAAAACCACTACAAGGTGGGGGCTGAAAGGACCGATGTAACCGCTTCCAGGCGGATGCAAAAACACTACCATTTATTCCGACCCTTTGTCAACCCCCCATTATATAAGCCTCCCGAGGCCCTAAATTTTGTTTACAATTTTGTTGACAAAATATTCTAGCAGTCGTATATTTAGTCATCGGCGTCAACGCGAGCCACACACACACACCAGGAGAACAAAATGAAAACATCTGACCTGTCCGTCGCTGACCTGACCGGGGCTGACCTGTCCGTCGCTGACCTGACCGGGGCTGACCTGTCCGTCGCGGACCTGCACGGCGCTGACC